AAAGTAGAACAACGTATCCCGTTTGACTTGGATTACATGAATCGAATTACTAAGGGTGGCCTTCCAAACAAGACGCTCAATATCATTCTTGCTGGAACTGGTGTTGGTAAATCTTTGGCGATGTGTCATTTTGCCGCGGCAAATCTTGCCATTGGTAAAAACGTCCTTTATATAACATTGGAGATGTCTGAAGAACGGATCGCTGAACGGATCGATGCCAACTTGATGAATACCGAACTTGATAAACTTGCCAGCATGAGTAAGGAAAACTATCTCAAAAAGATTGACCGCATCAAATCTAAAACCAAAGGCAAACTTCTTGTTAAAGAATATCCCACAGCATCGGCAAATGTTTCTCATTTTAAACACTTACTCAGTGATATAAAGATTAAGAAACAATTTATACCCGATATCATATATATCGATTACTTAAACATTTGTGGTTCAGCTCGGGTGAAGGGTAATGCCTCCGTCAATTCATATACACTAGTTAAGTCTATTGCAGAAGAACTTCGCGGGTTGGCTGTCGAAAACGATGTTCCCATTGTTAGTGCTACACAGACCACGCGTGGAGGTTATGACAATAGTGATGTTTCATTGACTGATACTAGTGAGTCGTTTGGGTTGCCAGCAACTGCCGATTTTATGGTTGCGTTGATAGCCACTGAAGAATTGTCGGACCTAAATCAAGTAATGGTAAAACAACTTAAAAATCGATACAACAATCCAGACACAAACAAACGGTTTGTGATTGGTATTGACAAATCTAAGATGAAATTGTATGATGCTGAACAATCAGCTCAAAAAGACATTTCTGATAGTGGTCAATCTGTCGACGACAAACCAATTTTTGATAAGTCTGATTTTGGTAGTAGACAAAATGAAGAACGTGATTATTCTGGGTTCAAGTTTGCATAAGTATAAATAGAAGTATTGTATCAAGAAATATAAATATGAATACTTTTAGTGCATTTTTAGAAGAACAGAAAAACACTCACATGACCCACCTCGAAGATTTGGTGCTTTATGGTGGGGTTGATGGCACAAGACAAGCAATTTTTGCTCTGCGTGATATGCGTGATATGTTGGCTGGCCACGGCGGGTCTGTGTCAGTCAAATGGGATGGGGCTCCAGCTGTATTTGCCGGCCAAGATCCCAGAGACGGCAAGTTTTTCGTCGCTAAAAAAGGTATCTTTAATAAGAATCCCAAAGTTTATAAAACAAATGCAGACATTGATGAAGACACTAAAGGTGACCTGAATAAAAAACTTAAGTTGGCGTTGAAGTATTTGCCTTCCCTAGGCATTAAAGGTGTTATTCAGGGAGATTTCCTATTCGATTCCTCTGAATTAAAAATCAAAACAATTGATGGTCAGAAGTATGTTACCTTCCACCCCAACACAATTGTTTATGCTGTCCCAATAAAACAAGCTAACGATCTCCGTGTTTCTAAAATTGGCATTGTCTGGCACACAACATACACAGGTAATTCGTTCGAGACTATGCGAGCCTCATTTGGTGTAGATGTGTCCAAGTTAAAAAAATCTTTAAGTGTGTGGTCGCAGGATGCTTTTCTTAGAGACGTAACTTCAGCAACAATGACAAAGAAAGAAACTTCGGATGTCAACGCAGATCTTACATCTATAGGTAAGTTGTTTAGAGATATCAGTTCGACAACACTCAAGGCCTTAGAATCTGACCAAAATCTTGCACAACACATCGAAACATTCAACAACACTTTCGTTCGGGCTGGACAAACTATTGGCGATTCTAAGAAACATGCTGATAAGTTAATTGATTGGATTGCGGCCAAGTATCAAAAAGAAATTGACGCTAGAAAAACCGAGAAGGGTAAGAATACTCAACAAGCGAAAATGGACGATCTTTTGTCGTTTTTTTCAGACTCAAACAAAGAAAACTTGATTAAAATGTTTGAGTTACAAAAACTTATTGTTACTGTTAAACTCAAGTTACTAAATAGACTTAATAGTTTAGGTACCGTAGATACTTTTGTAAAAACTAAAGATGGGTACAAAGTCACAGGCGCTGAAGGTTATGTAGCTATCGACAAATTGAGTGGTAATGCCGTCAAACTTGTCGATAGAATGGAATTTTCATATAACAATTTTTCGCCTAACATAGTAAAGGGATGGCAAAAGTAAATGTATTCGTTCAAACAGTTTATTAGAGAACAAAAAAGTAAGGAAGCTTTTTTTACTTTTGGTCGTATGAATCCCCCGACCGTCGGTCATGGCAAGTTAATGTCGGTTCTTGCTTCGAAAGCGGGACGAAACCCATACTACGTTTATCTGTCACATTCTCAAGATCCCAAAAAGAACCCACTGACATACAAACAAAAAGTGACTCACGTCAGAAAGATGTTCCCACAACACTCTAGAAATGTTATCCTCGACACCAAAGTCAAGAATGTAATGGATATTGCTAGTTTTTTACATGCTAAAGGGTATGAAAAAATCACTATGGTTGTTGGTGCGGATAGAATAACAGAATTTAAAACACTATTGTCTAAGTATAATGGTGTAAAGGCCCGCCACGGATTTTATGACTTTGAGGAAATCAACATCGTTTCAGCTGGAGATCGAGATCCAGATGCTGAAGGTGTCGAAGGAATGTCTGCATCTAAGCAACGTGCAAATGTTGCCAATGGTGATTTGGAAACATTTTCTAAGGGTGTTCCTACCACAATGTCCCCCGCAAACACTAAAAAATTATTCGATGATATTCGATCTGGTATGAAAATGTCAAAAGTTTAATATTAATAAATAACAATATGTGCACAGTAAGACTTCGGTAAACCTGTGTTTGGATAAGACTAAGGTAATCTCCTATGGAAAATGAAGTACAAAACGAAGCTTTAACCCTGCAACAAAGACGTAAACGCGGAATGCAATTGCGTCGACGCAAGGCTCGTATCAAACGACAAAAAGCACTACAAATGCGTAGGTTTGCTAATAAGAGTCGTATCCAAAATCGAGCCCGCCGTGGTGCCAGAAATATTTTAAAGAAAAGATTTTCAGGCGGAAAGACATACAGTAAACTTTCTTCCGCTCAAAAAATTACCGTCGACAAACGCGCTGAGAAGATGAAGAAGTTGACAAATCGTTTAGCCACTCGGTTGGTTCCAACATTCCGAAGAAAAGAAATTGAAAGAAGACGTGGTTCACGTAGCGAAGACCTAGATTTAGATCTGCAATTCCAAGACCTGTTTTTAGAAAACAGTCAAGGCCCAGAGTTCGACGGGTTGGATATGGCCGACGCTCAGTTGGATGGACTGTTAGACGATGCAGAAGTAGTGCTGGAGAAGTTGGAAATGATGGACGAAGAACCTGATGAGTGGGTTCTCCAAAAAATTACTTTAGCCGCCGACTATATGTCAACCGTCAGAGACTATCTTGAATTTTACGACGACGATGACGACGATGACGACGAGGATGAAGAAGAATATTCGGAATCTGAAATTATTTCTGCTATGTTAGACGCCGGAAAGGAATCTTTTACTGAAGACGAATTGAATGAACTTGGAGATTTCTTTGAGGAATATTCAAGTTTGCAAAAGAAATCTCAGAAGAGTAACATACCCTTTGAAATTGTATTAGAAGTATACAATCGCGGTTTGGATTCCTACGAAAATCAACGATTCAAAACTCCACAACAAATTGCTTTTGCTCGTGTAAACAGTTTCTTGTCTGGTGGTAACACCGATGGAGATTTGCAAGAAAAGGTCTTAGAATTCGGCACAGACGACTCTCGAATTGCATATGCTCGATCTACGCCTGGGCAAAATCCCGATATCGTTACTATGAAATATGATATAGATTCGGTATTGAATGCGTTAAACGATGTCAATACTCAAAGAATTAAAAAGATCCACGAAGAAGTAGACAACGAATTTTTCCAAATATTTGGTGAAGAAAAATGAAATCATTTAAAGACTACAGATCAGATTCTATAGATTGTACTTGCGAATCTATATACGAAGAACTTGTTATAACAGAATCTGAATATCAAGGCAAGAAGGTTGAATTGAATAATCCATTTAGACTGCCATCTGGATCAAAAAAGAAGTTTGGTGTATATGTTAAAAATGATAAAGGGAATGTCGTTAAAGTAACTTTTGGTGATCCGAATATGGAAATCAAAAGAGACGATCCAGAAAGACGAAAATCGTTTAGAGCTAGACACGGATGTGATAATCCCGGCCCTAAATGGAAAGCCAAATATTGGTCGTGTTACCAATGGCGAGCAAGCGCCAAAGTCGATAACTAATAAGTATATACGGGAGATTTTTGCGTGAGCGAAGAACGGTTGCAAAGAATCGAAGAGAAACTTGACAGACTAGCCGACGTTGTAGTCGGAATGGCAAGAGTCGAGGAAAAAATTGTTGATCTGGAAACAAGACGTGCTGAAGGGCATGAAAGGCTCAATAGAATTTCAAGTAAAATGGATGATATTGATCATCACGTAATATCTATGAGAGAACGTATGAATGTTATATCTAAAGTGATGTGGTTAATCGGAGCGGGAGTTATAACCGCACTAATTACACAATTCCAAGAGATGCTCTAGGAAATACACACAATGGAAAAAGATTTAGACGAAAAATTTGGAGAAGATTCTGTTTTGAGTAAGATTGTGCCTTGGTTGTCCCGATGGATAGACACAAAGACACACGTTAAACAATATGAAAGGGCTGTCAGAACGTTTTTAGATTTGCGAAAGAAAAATCCAAAACAGGCTAGGCAAAATTTAGTCAAGGCTGCGCAAATCAATAACGTCGATACACGATCCCTTGATAAATTTTTTCGTGCGATGGTAGACAAGGGTGTTATGCCAGCACATTTAATTAATTATCACCCAACTTTTATGACAAAAGCTTTTGGAGAAAACATGGAACTTGAGGAAAAGAAAAGTAAAAAATTCAAAGATATACGCAAAGACGATCCTTGTTGGGATGGTTATAAGCAAGTTGGAATGAAGAAAAAGAACGGCAAAGAAGTTCCCAATTGTGTTCCAGAAGAAACTGAGATTACTGAAATGAAACTGCCTATTTCTGACGAAATGTTTAAATCTCTGAAGAAGGGTGACAAGATTAAGATTAACTTTGATTCTTCTATCAAGAAAGGTAATGAGAATACATATGTTGTTCAATCCAAGAGCAAATCGGCAAAGTACAATCTCGAAAAGATTAAATTAAAGAATGCATCTAACCCTGTTGCTCAAGCATCATATCTATATAACAGACAAGGTAAAGTTACAATGTCGCAGGGTGATATGGCTGTGACAATGAACTCTGTTGTAAAAGAGGCCGTAAGTGCGCTTGGAGATTATAAAGCAAATCTAACTCCAGACAGTTCCAAACCTTTAGGTGGCAAAATAGAAAGACCACATTTAGTTAAATCTTATAAGAACAGAAAACATGCTTCAAGATGGGTTAGAGTTGTGTATGATTTCGATGCCGCGGTAAAGAAATATCCACGTAAAGCTGTTAGGGAATTGGGAAAAAAGGATCAGTGGGGAGAAAAAATTGTGCAGATCTGGGAAAATGAAAATATGGAACTCGAAGCTGCGAATTTGTTGAACGAAGGTATGTCACCATCACAAATCGCACAACTGAAAAAAGCATACGGAAGCATTGATAAAGTTGATGTTACTGGACCTGCTTATAAGAAAGCAAAGGCATTCATTGCTAATATGAGCAAAGACGAATTGATGACTATGGCAAAAGCAAAAGTCAAGTGGTTGTCACAATTTGCAGCATCAGAACTTGCTAAGACTCACAACGTCAGGCTGAAGGCAAAAGACTACATGGAATCTCTATCATTTAGCGATTTTCGTAAAAATCTTGAAGAATCATCTGAAGAGTCTGTTGATGAAGCATCTAAAGAAGGTACGGTTCGTATCATTGATTTGGGTAACAAAGGACAAGACAAAATTCGTAAAGAGTTGGGTGTTGATAAACTTCCAAACAAAGGTTTCCAAGTACAGGTTATGACTAAGGGTAAATTTGTAAACCAAGGTAAACCTTACAAGACTATGAAGGATGCAGAGAAAGTTCGAAGTACTGGACAACACTCAATGCAGTTCGATGAAGCAACACTTGAAGAAAAGACAAAGTGGAAAATGGGTGATGGTCGCCCCAGAAACGGTCCTCGTATTGAAAACGATAGGTTCTGGAACTTACCGTATGATTCTTTAAAGTATATTGCCAAAGATGCTGGTGAGGCCATGAAAGCAAATCCCACCGCAAGAAAGGCAACTACTGGACCGGGCAACTGGGCAGACCAAGTTGCGGATGCTGCCACAGTCATGCAATGGAGAAAGAAAAACGGTATTAGGGAGTCTGTAGAACTTGACGAAGGATCTCGTGAAGCCGATATTAAAAAGACTATTTCGATTATGAAAAAATACCCTGCAAACAAGAGTAAATCGGAAAAAGAATTGAGGAAGGGTGCTATTGCTTATATTGACCAGAAAAAAGAGTCAGTGGATGAAGCAGCACTGAAA